ATGGACTTTTACTGATTTTCAGGTTTTAAGCTGAGTCCGAGACGGATTCACAGCGGTGTTATGATGAAACACCGTCGGGACGAACTCGCAAGTTTGGTAGACCCCCTTCGCCACGGGGTATTTGCTTCTATACTATAATATATATATCACCAACATTAGCCACTTGTTTGTGACCATCCCGCTAATCCTATAACACAGATGTACTGAGAGTCTTCTGTGTGGACTGTGGAAATGGTGTCAAGCACGTGGAGCCGGCAACAATTAAGAATGCTCCGACTGTTCATTAGATAATTATATAAGTTTACAGGTAGCACCTGTAGTAGCGGTGCACAGTTTGAAATCTGTGCTCAATATCCGCTTCTGGTTGCTTTTTAGCAGCACATCACATTCCACCACTCTGCTTTCCATGACTTGGAACCCAGTTTTATATTAAGTCCCTAACAACAACACCAAACAACAAGGCCGTCGGATCAAGGCCTCTAAAAGACAGATCCAACAACCCTCCCGCCCCATCATTCTTACCCAACAGAAGAAACCTGCCAAGAAGACCCATAAACATAAGGGTCTTCTTGGCAAGGTCGGATCCGCTCTTGGATCCGCTGTATATGGCCCTGAGGGCGGGCTCATTGGCTCGGCTGCTGGTGAAATTCTTGGCGATCTTTTTGGCTGGGGCGACTACGAAGCCGCTCCCGTTAATTACCCTGTCATGAATAACTCCACAGTCGGGTTTGTCACGCCTATGGCTGCACAAATTCCAATGATGCATACAGAAGACGGCATTTGCCGAATTAAGAAGAGAGAATATATAGGTGACGTGACTATGACTAATTTATTCACCAATCGTATTTATATATTAAGCCCTATTGATAGTGGCACATTCCCGTGGCTTTCAAAGATTGCCGGAAACTTCGAACAGTACAAATTTCTTGGACTGACTTTCGGATTCCGTAGTCTAACTGCCAACGCTTTAGGCGTTTCGGGATTGCCTGGCATGGGTTCTGTAACCATGCTAACTCAATATGACGTCTATGATGCCGCAGTCGGTGATAAGACTGAGGCAAATAACGCTCTTTTTGCTACCTCCAGCAAACCCAGCGAAAACATGCTACATCCGGTAGAGTGTGATCCCAATCAAACTCCAAACCAGCCCCTCTATACTGGCATTAATGAGGTTTCTATTCCAGACCTTCGACTCAACGCTCTCGGTTATACCACCGTGAGTACTGTTGGTTCGAGTGGTCTGAATTATATCTGTGGTGAATTGTGGGTTACGTATGACATTATGTTGTATAAACCTATGATCAGCACAGTTCCTGCTTCGAATAGTTCGGCAGTGCAGAAACCCATTTCTGTTTCCGAAAGGTACCGATTACAGACCAAGGAAGACCAGAAAGATGCGGCTGAGTTGTTTATTGATATTCCACCACCCACACCCACCACGGCCAGACGTTTCTGACCATGAGCATGACATATATTCACAAATATTTATATTAAATTTGTTTATTATATCAACTATTGTTTATTATAGACGCTCCATAGAGCAGCGTCATATATATATAAAGTATAGTCGCACTAGAACTGGACATGGGATGGCAACCCGTACACCAACTAATGCGAACAACGTATCGACGTGCTGTGTTAAATCAGTAATGAAACTATGAATAATATCGGTAAGAGTCCGACCCATTGACGAAGTATTAATTTATTTATTGGTCATCGACCTCTCGTGTACTAACATTTTTCTTATTTTTATTATTTTTATTTATTTTCAATTTGTACATGAATTTTAATCACTTTTTCTATCTATCATATTCTATTCCTAAAAGCTATATTTTACTCATGAAAATATTATCCTATCTGGAAAACACCCATCCGTGGGTGGCGTAGCCGGGGTTAACCTGGTACCAGTCTCCGAGGACTGGTGAGCGATTATGATAGAAACGTAAGTCCTGCGAACAGTATAGTAAGAGCAACGGTCATGTATGAACCGTTAGTCTCCTAACGAACTGTCGAGAGGCACACTCGAAATGTCAACTGTGAAACCGAGAAAGGGTGGATACGTAAAAGGACTTGCTGAAAAGCAGTCCGGTGTGAGTAATGAACACACCACGTTGAAGCCCTGTAAGGGGGAGCAGGCGGCTGGGTATAAGGGCGGACCTGTACCCGGTTGCGATCGCAGTAGCTCAGAGCTACTTGCACAAAACTCGCGCCGAGAAAACACCAATTCCCCTAACCAGGGAATTTTCATATCACATCCTATATTAGTATCACCATCACCAATAGCGTCTGTCGATAAGCGTATAAATAAAAATAATAATTATAAGGGAGAACACAACGAGCTTCAATGCAAGGAGTGTTCAGCTGGAGTGGAGTGTGAAATCAAAGGAGGACACACACACTACAGTTCGCATAACCGTTCAGGTTATGCTTCTCGTATTAAGAATGAGGGTAAAGGCCCGACGAACCCCGATGGTCCGACCAAAGTCGGGGAATCCGTAAAACCTAGCGGTGACAAGGTCACCCCGCATGAAGAGAAGAAACCACGTTGGCATCACTGCGATGAAGGTGCCACCTGTTTAGACATGGCATGTCATGGACATGTCATTCGTGGAGCCCGGTTGAACATGGAAACTGATAGTTTCAGTGATTACTTAGCGAGACATCCAAACGCTACTAAACCTGAAATTGCAAAAGCACTGTTAGATATTTCAAAACAGTCATCAGCTATCTTTGGACCACCCGGCGCCGAGTGGGATGACGAGGTCAAACACATGGACGAGGGATTTGTTGTGCAACAAAAACCATCCGTTGTTACTCTGGACAATTTCGACAACCAGAGCATCACCTCTTATGCGCCACAATCAATTGTGGAAACCACTGCTGTAGTGGATAAAACAGCAACCACCGTCTCATTTATGGAGGAGGCGAAGACAGAGTTATGGAAACCTGAACTTCCACCACGACTGGTGGTGAAGACTGGGTTCACCGAACCTGTGGTGAAGTTGAAATGCTTCACACCCAACCCCACCATGACTGCATTTGCAAGACTCGGCCCGATGGAGCATTTTGCTGGCGTCGCGCGTCTTGATGATCAAGGAAACGTCCGTTGGTCACCTTCGTGGTGGGATGAGGAAGAGCGCGGCAAAGGCTGTACCGTTCATCCTTCAGAACCTCACTCTCCTGGGGAGGAGAAGAAAGAGAGTTATTCGTGGAGTGAGTCAGATGGAAGTTCTGCTCATAATCCACCACCCAACTGCCCACCGCTCAGTGGAAGATCCCAAGGCTACACTCCCACCATAGTTGTGGAACCTGTGGATGAGGTGTTTGAGGACACCCGTGTTTGTGAGACTATTTTTCACCCGACCCCAGAAATGGGAGAAGGAGCGATGGCTCCTGTCGTCAAGCAAACCGAACATTCCTTAGTTAAACTTCCCGAATCTTGGGAGGAAGGCCTTTATGGAGGAGTTGGTGACAACACGCCCTTCATGCTTGAAACAAGTATGGTCTATGTATTCTCACAACAAGCTACAGCTGGACACGATTTCTCTCGGATGACACTCGTGAAACACTGGCTCGCAGAGAACACTTTCCTCGGTGCGATTGAGAAAGTTTTACCCGTCAACGACGGACCCGGAATCCTTAGTGAAGAGAAGGTGGCGGATGTGAAAACTCGAGTGGCAGCTCGGTGGGTCTGGGAGGAGACCTTTGCTGCTAACACAACACGAGAGACTTTTCATGCATTCAAAGCCTGCTTCACCCACTCCTCTGAACAAGAGGTATATCACAACATCGCGGCTCATTTTATTAGTACACCTCAATTCACACGTGGTCGTATAATGAAAGATAACACTTCGGCGGTCCTTTTGGACACAGCTGTCGGTTTTCTCACTCAGTATATGGCACAACACCCTTTGTTAGGGGTGATGAATTTGAGGCCCCTCGTGCGTATCAATACAGAGAAGCACATTATGAACCAGATGATAGTGATTGGGTTGGAACGACGGTCTGCAATGCCAAACGTTGAAGACGGAGCAGGGGGTTTGATTGATGCACCCTATCACAGTAGTGTTTTTGGAAGGAATAAACACACTGCACATAATCATCATCACGACGTCACCACTTACGGCCATAAAACGTCCATTCCCGGAAAGATCGAGCAGTCTTTTCGGTCGAGGGTTCCTTCAAAGACAGAGTCACCACGAGGGAGCCCTACTGTCTCGGGGTTAGCACTTGCGACGATATTCGAAGTACTGAGTATCGTTGCAACGGCGATTTCCTGATTCGGCGTGGTAAACAATACTTCAATGAAGAAGGGCGGATTGCATTTCCGCCGCCCACAATCTGGGAAAAGATAGCAGTTAAAAAGGATAACAGCTACTTGACTCGGGCGGGTCCTTGCGCACCACACACAGGTCAGATATACGGTAGGGAGACGAGCAATCTCTCTGCCGGCGTAACACGCATGACCAAATCCCGCCTCCCTATGCTTGTGGGGGCTGAGGAACACTTCCAAAACAAGCAGCACGCGTTCATCAAGAAGAATTTCGGTTTCATTGACCGTCTGAGGAACGAGTATGAGGATTATTTTAATGAATTCACCAACGCAATTGAGGAAGCGCGTCTACACTACGGCGACACTCATGTTAAAAGGCTATTACGTATCCAGTCATGGAACGAAATAATGGACAACGGACTTTTGTATGACGATATATGGAATTTGCCAGGGAAATATGCACTTTATAAGGTTAAAATCTTTGAAGTTGCTAAACCTGACAAAACCATTCGTTGCATAGGAGATCTCGGGTGTCCAGCCTCGCTGCAGGGATTCAGAATAGCCGGAATATTAAAACAAGCAATGTTTGGCCAACCGATCGCAATCAATGGTGGAACTATCGAGTTTTGCAAAGAGCCATCCGCTGAAGCTTTAGTGGATGTCTTTGAGCGACTCATCAACCCTCCGGGCCGATTTGTTTTTGTTTATTTTTCCGACGACTCATGCTTAGCGGTTCGTACCAAAGGGGGGAAAGTTCTACGTTTTAACGTGGACATTTCCTCTTGCGATGCGTCCCACACCTCGTCTCTTTTTGATGCTTACGTGAGCATCCACCCAAAACGTCTGAGAAGTGATGCTCGACGTTTGGTCAACCAATGTGAACAACCAATCACAGTGGTTGACTTGTACAACAAAAAACGAAAGGTCACCATGAAGCCTAGGGGACCACGTTTGTACAGTGGCTCAACCATCACCACAGCAATCAACAACCTTGCGTGCCAGCTTATTGGCCTTTCCGTTTCGCAGATGGAAATCAATTGTAAGGAAGACGTTATTCATGCAGCTGCTGAAGCTGGATATATCGTCACTTGTGATGATTGCTCTGACTGGCATGAGATTCAGTTTCTAAAACACTCACCTGTATATGATAAAAACCACAAAATACGCGCACTACTTAATCTCGGAGTTCTTCTGAGAATGAGTGGTACAGCTAAAGGTGATTTTATCGGTTTTAAGGGAGAGTCTATGGAATCTAGAGTCAATCGCCAGCAAAAATCGCTCCTGCAGGGAGCGTACCCTCGTGCCCACACTCTTCTTATTGATAGTTTGAAGAGGAACTGTGAAGGGGGTCAGGACAATGGAGTAGGATCGAAACTCCAAGAGAGAGTGCAGCAAGCAACAGATGCTCAATTAGCTTACAAGTTGGTCAGTTACGACAGTGACGTGGAGTTTTTCGTTAATTCGGATGAAGTCTACGCACGGTACGGTCTAACCGATCTGGAAATCCTTCAGATGGATTCCGATTTTGCAAGCTGTGGTTACGGTGACCACTATTCTTCAAGTGCAACAAACAAAATCTACTTGAAGGATTACGGGCTTCAGTCTGCTTACTTGGATGGTTTACCTGTCCACACTCCTCCACAGCACCATTTCACCTAAGTGAAATGGTGTGTCCAGTCTCGCGCTACTTGAAATGCCGGCATCCAACTCTCTGGTGAACTTAGATATGAGAGATTCCAATCCTATTGGCGGGATTGGTCTTATTAGCGCCTGGTCACACTGTGAGAAACCTTATCTCATTTTGTGCATGTGGAAAACCCACACACTTTACTGTTCTGCAGATTCGTGCC